AAAATCATATTGTGCAAGAAGTGCAGGTCAAATGAAACAATTTCCAAAAGCTGCGGCTAATCCTAACTCAAGATTACGTCAAGCTAGAAAAAGATGGAAATGTTAAGAATTTTATTAGTAATATCTATACTACTATTCTCTCAAAAAATTTATGGTGCAGATACGAACACTGTGTCTTCAACGGTAGTGACGGATAAAAGCGTGCCTACCGCAAATGCTCCAAGTGTTGTTGTAAACAATTCTGATATTTGTAAGGTAGCTACATCTGGTGCCATACAAACCAACATACTTGGTATCGCTACAGGCGTAGTTGTAGACGATGAGCTGTGTCAACTTTTGAAGCTTTCCCGCCAATTATATGCATCAGGCCTTAAAGTTGCCTCAATTTCATTACTTGCAACTGACCCAAGAGTTTTTGACAGTTTAGTAATGGCAGGAACCCCACCACCATACATGGGTGCGATTGGTTCTGAAGCTTTGGAAAAATGGAAATCAAATCCAGACATGATACCAGAAGGTAGTACGGTATTTAAAGATGATGTTTTAAAGATTAATGTAAATGAGGATGTGAGCGATGGCGAATTCAAAAAGTTTTTATTTTTGGCTATGGCTATGTATATCGGTCTCCCTATCCTTTTCTAGTAAAGCTGTAGATTGTTCAACAGATACAGTTGGACTATGTACGCCGACTATTGAAGAGATAATAGATGAAACAATTACAGAAACTATTGAGTATGAAGCAGATGGATATACTGTAACAACAACGACAGAAACAACGACAACAACCAATACAGTCACTAACGAAGATTCAGGAGATATTCTTGATAGTGATAATGGATATGTAGCAACTTCGAAGGACGGTTCGATGGATTTTGACTGGGGTGGCCAAGGGCCCGCTAGCATGCCAACAGGATCTACATGTGGACAATTAGGAGAAGATAAGTGTGCACAAATTACAGGATCAGGTGATAGCACAAGCGCCATGGGTGTAGAAGGTATGGGAACAACTTTTATACAAACAGTTGATATATCTTCTCTTGATATAGAAAATGGAGGAAGAACTAATTACACAATCAAAGTAGATAAGCAAGATGCACAAGATCGTATCTATATGCATATTACAGGTAGAAATGGAAGCACCAATGTATTTAGTGGTACAGACATTTTATCAGAATCTGGTGTAGCCAGTGGGTATCAAGAATATGAAAATGGTTTTGATTTTGCAGGTACGATAACAACGTTGGTAATCGAAATTGGTGGGCGTGATATCAATATGGCAATCGGCCCGCTCTTTGATGATATTACCATAAACGTACTTTACAATGTAATATCTACAATCGTGCAAGAATCTATTACAAGTGTAGAAATGTGGGTTGCATATGGAGGTAGCACAGAAACAGAGGTCATAGATATTGTAGAAAATATTATTGATCATAATGATTTTGTAGAACAGCCAAACGGAGAAATAGAAATAGAGCCAATACAAGAACCAGATACAGAAGTTTCCTATGAAATGGTTGAAATTGAAATGGAGATGGAGATGCCTGTTATGGAAATAGAAATACCAGAAATGGAGATGGAAATGCCAGAAATGGAGATGGCAAGCGTTGAGACAGAGATAGAAATGGAAATGGAGATGGAAATGCCTGAGCCAGAAGTTGAAGTAGAAACACAACCTGAGCCAGAACCTGAGCCAGAAGTAAATGAACCAGAACCTGAGCCAGAACCAGAAGTTTCTGAGCCAGAACAAGAGGAGGTACAAGATGAACCTACTGAAGAAGATACTAAGGAAACTGAACCTACTACGAAAGAGGAGCCTGAGCAGGAAGAAAGCTCACCAGAGGTTGCTAAAGATGAAGATAGCGAAGAAGATATGGAAGAAACAGAGGATAAGGATCAAGACGAGGTAAAAAAAGAAGAGAGTAAAAAAGAAGTCGCAGCTAAAAAAATATTAAAGAAGATGGGTGATAAGGGTAGATATGATTCTGCAAATCAGTTAAAAACATTAATTGTGATGCAAGTATTAGGTAACTCTAAATCATTCTTTGAAGGTCAACAAAGTTTAAATGATATACAAGGATTCTTTACAGATAATGCAATACCTGATGCTGAACTAACAACTAACAACATAGCACAATACTTTCTATTTGGAGGAAGTGACGTTCTTATGGATGAAATGATAATGCAACAATGGCAGAAGTAAATATAGGAGGCATAACTTTCAAGGGCGGAAAAATGCTCGCAATAATACTAGCATTAAGTAGTAGTGTTGGTGTTTTATATGGCGGTTTTGAGATGTTCAAGAAATTTCAGGATATGTCTGCGCAAATTGAGTCATATGTTGCCCCTGACCTTTCAGACTTTGATAAGACTATTGCTTTGACTAAAGAAGAAATGGTGAGCAAGACGGAGCTTATACAAACAGAAGTTGAAATGATAATGCAAGAAATGGAAATGATGATGTCAGAAATCCGCTTAGTGAGTGATGTGGCAAACGAATTGAAAAACGACCTTCGGCAAGATGTAAGAAGAGTAGAGAAGATTGTCAATGATGTAGAACAACAAGTTAAAGAAGATGCTAGAGATAATTCAAAAGATTTAAAGATTGCAATAGATACTGTTGAAGAAGATATGACAAAGTTAAAAACGAACTTAGAAGAAAAGATGAAAGAGTTACAAGAAAATATAGATAAACAAATAAAGCTAACTCTGGAAAACCCTCTTAACCAAATGAAATAATGGCAGTAAAGTTACCAAATAACCAATACTTTACTCCTGTTAAAAAAAGAACTAGTATAGGTAATTCTTCTCGCAGTAGGCCGAAGAATAAAAACAAAAGACGTCAACACGTTAAATACAGAGGGCAAGGTCATGGGTAAATTATGTGCTAAAGGCAAAGCAGCCGCAAAAAGAAAATTTAAAGTTTATCCGTCTGCTTATGCTAACATGTATGCAAGTTCAATTTGTTCTGGCAAAACAGTTGAAGGTGGAAAAAAGAAAAATAAAAAAGCTGCTGGGGGAATGATTGAATCAAACAAACTTTCACAACAAAGAAAAGCAGTTTCTAAGTTTAATAAAGGTGGCATCGCGCGCGGGTGCGGAGCGGTTGCAGAAAACAAACGGAAAAAAACAAAATACAGTTAATGGCAAAGAAAGGATTAAGAGCATGGGTAAAAGAGAAGTGGGTCGATATTGGAGCTCCGAAGAAAGACGGAAAATATCAACCTTGTGGCAGAAAAAAGGGGAGCAAAAGAGCGTATCCGAAATGCGTTCCACTTGCAAAAGCCACACGGATGACAAAGTCGCAAAAGGCGAGTGCTGTCAGCAGAAAGAGGGCTGCGGGCAATCCAGGAGGTAAACCTACAAATGTAAAAACATTTGCAGCTAGAGGAGGTCTTATATCAAAAGAAAGAAGAGCAGGAGCAGCCATTAGAGGCTTTGATTTTAAAGGTGTATTCTAAAGAAGAAATAATACAAGACGTACGTAAGTGGTCAGAGGAATTTTTAGAAATACCTAATAAACATTTAGGTGGTTTTCCTGCGTGTCCTTTTGCTAAAAAAACATGGAACGATCACAAAGTTGTCATTGAAACAAAAAGAAAATTTAAACAATACAAAGCAGAATTAAATGCTCATTTAAAACAACTTGATTTTGAAGTTCATGAAATATTGATATTTTGTGATCCGTACTTTAACTATTCATTGGATAAATTTCAGGATATGATCGATGACTATAATGGTTGGTATAATAAAAAAGATATATTTTTTATGGGTTTTCATCCCCTCAATCCAGCCAATGAGGAAGAACAAGAGTTTTTGGTTACTCCAAATGGGGATACCCCTGTTGTAAATAGTGACCTGGAATATTCAATGATGCTCATACAAAAGTTCTCGCAATTACAAGAAGCTTCTGATAAACTACACCGAATTGGTTATTATAAAAAATGGCCAACTGGGTATTATCAAGACGTTGTGGTATCCAGACATAAAACCTATAAACGAATATTCGGAGGTACTAATGAAGAAAAAATCAGTTAAAAAACGTGGTGGCGGCATGATGCAAAAAATGATGGGTGGCGGCATGATGGGCCCTAAAAAGAAACAAGCTATGAAACGTGGTGGCGCTGTTAAAAAACGTGGCGGCGGTATGATGAAGAAAAAATAGATGCCAACCTATGCTACAACAGCGGATTTTGATTTATCTATAGATGATATAGCAGAAGAAGCATTTGAACGTTGCGGTTTACAAGTACGTAGTGGATACGACTTAAAAACCGCACGACGTTCTCTTAATCTTTTATTAGCAGAGTGGGCTAACAGAGGTTTAAATCTTTGGACAATTCAAAAACAAGAAAAAACTTTACCTGCAACAACAACAGAATTGTCAGGTGA